ACCATCAAAGTCTGTCTTATAGATTTTTAGACTATGCTCTGGTAGTTCACACATAGATTCTTTTGGAAGGTATTCGTAATTAATACGACCTAAGATTTTAAATTCGTCTCTTTGTGCATGATGTAGACGCTTATGAATAGCAGAGAAAAACTTACTACTTGCTTCCAAGAGAGCCATAGTTGTCCCTACAGGACCATAACTAGCTCCATCAGAGATAACCTGTTCTGTACTATCAGCAAACTTTTGTGCTGCATTAGAGACAAAGCCAAGCATCTGGAATAGAGTCTGCGATGGTTCTTTGTATGGCAGAGGAATGATCATTTTAGATAGATCATTACCTACAGCTTCAACTTCTTTCCACTCACCCGGCGCAATCGGGTCGTTATCTCCTACCATACGTAGACCTTTAGCCTTAAAACCGCCGGGTAGATTAGCAAACTGACCTGCATCAACTAAGCCACGCATTGCTGCTGTAGCTGTCATTGTTAGATTGCCGAGGAAGTGGATTAGTCCCAAGCCATAGAAACCAAAGCCGGGAACAAAGCGATAGTGAGTAAAGAATATTTTCTTTTCACGTCGCTTATCTTTAATGTCGTAGTTACGACGTACAGATAGCACCTGTCGTGATTTGTAATCAATCGTAACAATATAGGGTAGAGACAGACCGTCATCCTCACCGTGATACTGCTCTGGTAAATCCAAGTAGCAGTGCTGTTCAAGAAGAACATATTGAGGGTCGTGTTGTGAAGAAGGGGAAAGACCCAAGATCGTATCCATCTTCTGCGCCATTGCCGATTGGTCTGGCGTAGAAGCTTCTGGCAGGTCAACGTCGGCATACATACCTGCGGCTATGTCGCGTTGCATTTCGATTGGACTACGATAAATCACATGAGTATAACGATCTGCTCTTCGCAGGTCCGTAGCGTAATATGAAATATAAAATTGATCAATAGGAACGAACTCAGAAACAGGACGATTTAGAGACTGATCAAAGTATGTCTTTTTGAAGGCTGAACCAATAAGGGGTAGGTGGAACAACATACGTTCAAATTCGTCAAAGTATTCACCCATCTGATCTGTGATCTGATAATTCATGAATGATTTAACTCGTTGAGCTTGGTCTTCCTTTTCTACTGTCTTATCACCAATGATCTGGGACTTAACAGGACCAGCAGGAGGAAATAGCTCCTGTATTGCTTTAGATTGGAACTTAACTGCTGACTCAATAAGGATCGGATGTACTGCTGTACATGCTCCTTCAAATGGTTCTGATGCTTCTTCCAGCTTTAGACCTAGTAGATCAAAGCCACGCTCGAACATGCTTTCCCATTCAGCACGAGAGTCTTTGTCAGCCTCAAAGTTTTCAATAACTTTATAAGCAATATCCTCAAGAAGCTCTTCATCCATGTCATCTGCTAGATTACGATAGAACTCTTCTGGTTCTTCCTTCTGCTGCACTTTGGATCGTTCGTCTTCTGGTGGTTTAAACTCTACAATTACACCACCATCTTCAGGATCAACCTCCATGAATGCTTCATTGCCATCTTCGTCTACACCTGTAGATGATTCAATTTCAATAGATAGTTCACCCATTTGAATTTGATCGAAGGGATTACGTTCTGTTGCCATGTTTCTATATTGCCTTCTTCACAAGTAATATTATTAATTATGTACTATATCATTAAACTCGCCAGTATGCAACTCTCTTTTGTTTTCTTGGATTTTCATCATCTTCCCAATCTTTATCTTCAGTATGCTCTATACGCCAGCTTTCCTTTAGATATAGTGCAGCCATAGTTAATGCATCAACCTGATCGTCATGTGGTGCAAACGGAAAAGTAATTACTTCTTCTGCTAGATCCTCTGCCCATTGTTTATATTCAGGTAAGAAAATTCTACCTGACTCAAAGAGAGGGGTGACAGCATGTAGCCGAGATGTCTTATCTTTATCTGGCATATACTCCAATACTGGCAGACCTGACCTTCTCATGTCCTGTATCAGAGACTGACCTGAAGCTTTCTTTTCTACTAAGCATATGTCAGGCTTGTGTGTTTTGTATTGTTCTTGTGCAATACGTCTTAGATCAGGATACTCATACCTTCCACGCTTACTGCCTAAGAGGATCATATTGGCTACTACCTGCTCTACTCCAGTATCTTGATCCTCAGTTACTGAGTGAAAGATACCCCATGTCTGTATGACACTGAAGTCAGCAGTATTACTGGTAGAAAAGGCTGTATCATACGTCTGTATTACAAACTCACAGTTTGGTGGTTCATCTTCATCCCACCACTCAATCCAATCCTTCTTTACAATACCACCCTCATCTGGTGTAGGGTTCTGCATGTAAAGACTATCCCAATACTTTGATCCATTGGTTGACCTGATCTCTAGTTCATCTAGGCGTAAGACAGCATCCGTCTTCCACTCAGGGAAATAGCTGCTACCTACTGGTAGACCAAGTAAGTCAGAGGTAGGCTCGTCAACCCACGCAGGGATTGAAATAACATGCCAGCGTTCTGAAGGCTTTAGGTCCATCTTTTCTTCTTGTTTCAATAACCATCCACATAGATCATCATAATGATATCTGGTGTTAATGATAATAATTCTACCATTAGGCATTAAACGTGTGCGTAGTCCTGACGGCCACCACTCCTTGATGTACCGCCTACCTGCATTAGAGATTGCATCTTCTTCTGACATTGCATCATCCAATATGGCAATGTGTGCACCTCGTCCTGCAATCTGACTACGTACACCTGCAGCATAATAAGAACCACCACCTGATGTCTTCCATTTACCTGCTGCTCTTACGTCTTGCCTTAGTAGAACTCCATTGAATACCTTCTGAAATGAGTCTTCACTGACTATATCTCTCACTGATCTACCAAAGTCACTAGCTAGTTGGTCAGAGTGACTAATAGACATGATTTCATGGTTGTCGTGCTTACCAATATACCAAGCAGGAAAGAGCTTAGAACAAATAACTGACTTAGAAGACCGGGGTGGTAGAAAGACCATCAAGCGTTTAATCTCACCTGATTCTACTTTCTGTAATTTTTCTGATATCAGTTCAATATGCTTACCCATAACGAAGTCGGAGACAAGAAGTGGAGCAAACCTCTTAACGAAAGACAAAAAGTCCTCATTGCATTTTCTATCTACTAGGTCTTTTAGCCTATCTCTTACAGACATTAAGACATTGAAGTTTATTTCTTCATGTTGTTGTTGTTCATCTACTTCTCTAAGCACTGATACCATTATCTTACCTTTTTTATATTCTCTTAGATGCTACAAATTATTTATTTTTTTTTATTTTATCATACTACTCTTGTGGAGACAACGAAAATGTGCTACCCTATCTTTAGATTAGGCAGAAGAGATTATAATATAGTTATATATAGTAGTATATAATAATATATATAATAGTATATAGTAGTATATAGATAGAGATGAGCAAGCCTAGTTAATTTTATATATTTTATACCCCCCCACCCCTGCCCTAAATAAACATAGGGGGGGTGTTTCTGTGATAAATATGTCACACTTATTCTATATTTTGCCCCTGATGAGCAAGCCTTTTTATTTTTGGTCTATATATGTGTGGTGTATATATATATAATACGAGACGGTGCATTTTTTTTGGGTGGGGGTTGCATTTAAGTATTCGCCAAGTATAGCCAAAGTATAGGGCAAGTAAAACTACAGCATAGATCAAGTATAGATTCTAGTTTTTCAATCTATACTTGGTCAATACTTGTATAGATTAGAGCATTACTTGGTCTTGTCTTGTCTATACTATGCCCATATTGTTATAATATAACATCCCTCCCCGTCCCTGTCATATCGGTGTATTGTTATATTGTAACATTCCAATAGGTAACCCGGCAGGTTTCCGCCATTGCCGAGAATGCCCCATGATGAAACTATCCCGCGCATGTTATTCCTTATAATGGGAAATGATGAAAAGTTATAGGAATTCCTATAAGTTTAAAAAGGTGGTAATTAGTTGTTGCAATAGTTTCTTATATCGATTACTGTTCTGTTTCGTTACTCAATACCGGGTAACGGGACAAACCGGAGAACTACCAAAATGACTATCTCAATCGAAACGATCAAGCCCCTCAATACATTCTTCAAAGCGCAGGAAACCACGGCGCAAACGCGGTTCGAAAAATCATTCGAAAATTGGCGCAAGCTTGGCGATGTTATCGCGGAAGTCATTGCCATAACGGGTGGTAAAAATTGGTCCGATAAAGCGGTCCAAAAATCAGTCGACGAAGGGAAGCTTGATAATTCCGCTCTTACGTTGCTCGCAAATCTGACAGATACACAGGCGCGGAATTTCCTACGGTCCAATTGCCTGTGGCTTGCCCTCAATATTAAGGATGCTGAATTCATAATCGATCAACGCAAAGAAAAGAAAAAGAAAAACACCAGCTTGGAAAGTCTGCGTAAACAGGTTGCGGCGTGGAAAAAAGAATGCGAGCGTGCGGAACGGATTAAAAACCCGACCACACCCGGCGAGGGTGATAGCGAAGTAGAAACAGAAACCGCACCAGCGGAACAGATTGCCGCACCAGAAACAACGCCTCCGACACAGGACGATTTTATTAAGGCGATGGCTGGGCTGATATTAGGCGCGAGGGAAATGGGATTCGACATGGGCGTGATAATGAAAGCAAGCGCGAAGCTTGCCAATAAAAACGCAGCCGATGTGATAATTCCCAAGCCGATGGCGGAAGTAATCGCCGCATAACTTATAGGAATTCCTATAAGTTTCTAACGAATAGAGGGCTGGGTCTTAATTGACCTAGCCCCTTTTTTTGTCATCCCACCATGACTGTATGAC